CTAAGCCGCGTGCTGCGATTCAGGGTTTACAGGCTCTCCGTGGGCTAACACTGCCAGCCCGGCAGCTTTAATATTACGTGCCGCGTTAATGTCGCGATCATGGTCTGCGCCGCATTCAGGGCAGTGCCATTTACGAACATTAAGAGGCATTTTTTGCATGGTGAAACCGCAGCAACTACAGCATTTTGAGGACGGTAAATACTGGTCAATGGCGACCACTGACCGCCCGGCCCATTTGCCTTTGTACTGGAGCTGGCGAACAAGTTCGCTCCAGCCTGCGTCAGCTATTGCTTTAGACAGCTTCGGGTTGCGGATCATGTTTTTCACCTTGAGGGATTCGACGCAAACAACTTGGTTTTCGTTAATCAGTTTGCGGGACAACTTGTGCAGATTGTCCATCCGGCAATCGGCGATTTTCGCGTGGAGTCGGGCGACCTTTAAGCGGGCTTTAATACGGTTTCTTGAGCCTTTTTGCTTCCTGCTTAAACGTCGCTGTAGCAGCGTTAATCGCTTCGCATATTTAGCGGTGTGGCGGGGATTGTCGGTTTTGAATCCGGTATCGGTGACGAATAAATCTTTTAAGCCCACATCAATGCCGACCGTTTTAGCGGTAACAGGCATTGATACAGGTTCAAACTCACACAGGCAGGAAACAAAGTACCTGCCAGCGCTATCTCTGGAAATGGTAACGGTTGACGGCGCAGATGGTAATTCTCGACTCCAGCGAACATCCAGCGGCGACTTGCTCTTTGCTATATACAACTCGCCGTCACGGTGTTTAAACGCGCTGGCAGTGAACTCAGCCACCTGTTTGTGCCGTTTGCTTTTGAAAGCCGGATATGCAGCTCGTCCGGCAAAGAAGTTAGCAAAGGCGGCTTGTTGGTGGCGCAACGACTGCTGGAGGGGAACGCAGGAAACATCATTCAGCCATATGTATTCAGGCTCTTTTTTGAGCGCCGTAAGGCGAGCGTTGGCCTGTAGATAACCGATCTTTTCTTTTCGCTCGTAGTACGCATCGGTACGCCAACGAAGGATGGAATTGTAGACGAAGCGCACACAGCCAAACGTCTGAGCTAAAAGCTCAGCCTGCTCAGTTGTCGGGTAAAACCGGTATTTATATGCGCGTTTCATGTGTTCACATACTAAAGAGGAAAATGTGATTATGCAAAGTACAGTTAGTCGGAAAACCGCCTCCTTTCCTCCCCGGTCTGAAGGCCGAGGTTTCCCGGAGGCATTCTAATGAAACTCATCAGTAACGATCTGCGCGATGGCGATAAGCTGCCGCATCGTCATGTCTTTAACGGCATGGGTTACGATGGCGATAATATTTCACCGCATCTGGCGTGGGATGATGTTCCTGTGGGAACGAAAAGTTTTGTTGTCACCTGCTATGACCCGGATGCGCCAACCGGCTCCGGCTGGTGGCACTGGGTAGTTGTTAATTTACCCGCTGATACCCGCGTATTACCGCAAGGGTTTGGCTCTGGTCTGGTAGCTATGCCAGACGGCGTTTTGCAGACGCGTACCGACTTTGGTAAAACCGGGTACGATGGCGCAGCGCCGCCGAAAGGCGAAACCCATCGCTACATTTTTACCGTTCACGCGCTGGATGTAGAACGTATTGATGTCGATGAAGGTGCCAGCGGCGCGATGGTCGGGTTTAACGTTCATTTTCACTCTCTGGCGAGTGCCTCGATTACTGCGATGTTTAGTTAATCACTCTGCCAGATGGCGCAATGCCATCTGGTATCACTTAAAGGTATTAAAAACAACTTTTTGTCTTTTTACCTTCCCGTTTCGCTCAAGTTAGTATAAAAAAGCTGAACGTGAAACATTAAAAACCATTAATATCAATGTGTTACAATATCTTTAGTCTAAAGAATAGACTGCATAATGCTACAAAACACAACATATCCAGTCACTATGAATCAACCACTTAGATGGTATTAGTGACCTGTAACAGAGCATTAGCGCAAGGTGATTTTTTGTCTTCTTGCGCTAATTTTTTGTCATAAAAACATGTCGCACTCCAGAGAAGCACAAAGCCTTGCAATCCAGTGCAAAGCTTTGTGTGTCTCAGTTTTGTCTCATCGGTAATCCTGCGTTCACTACGATGCAAGAATCCATACCAATAAGCATCCGATAATTGGGAAAGAAAAATCCAACAGACTTCCCACATCCCACACGCGTGGATCAAAACCTCCCCACCACGGCATGTTAATCCGCTTGCCATGCCCAAACTTTTCTATCCAGCGATATTCTGCCTGGGTGTGTTCACGCGCAATGAAGAACGTACAACCGGCTATCGCACCGTAAGCCCAGTTTCCAGTAAAAAGACCAACCAGAACTTGTGCGACAACAGCGCAAAGTGCGTGAAGAATTGGTGTTATATCAACTTCTATATTCATCATAAATAACTCATTCGATTTTCACAAATAAGCCGCCAACAAGAAGACGGCATTAACATTAAAATAATTATATATGATGCTATTCCTCAATACCTAACCTGCTTGAAACCTCCGGCATAACAGTAACCTGAAGGGTTTTTGATGAATCTGTGTTTTTAATTGCTATGCTGATATTGTCAGAAGTGCTGTTATTGTTTGACACTGTTATAGAGTTTGCATCCACCCCAAGTTTCGAATAAGCATCAGCAAAACTAAGACCAACACTTCCACCAACAACTCTATATGAACCATCAATTCTGAATGACGATATATTGTTATTGCTAACATCTCTAATTAGAACCCATATAGAAACACCCCTGAAAACAAGGCTTGCCCCTGATGGTATTTGAAGTGATACAGTTCCTGTGGAACCGGGGGGGATACTGCCAGTATATTTAGTCCCGTGCAGATATTTCCCCGGTAGATCTAAATACGAGGTGTCTGGCTGTAATAAATTATGTATATGTCTGCTATCTATGCTTCCAGACAGAACCATAGAATCATTTCCATATTCAATTATCCTTCCACCATCGTTACTTATTGTAAGTAATCCTTTGTTTCCTTTATTGTTTCTAACAGTTATATCAGAAGAATCCAGGCGGACAATTGATATATTTTTTTCTGTTCCATGACAATAATTTGATGAAATTTCACCTGTAACAAGTGACGTACATAAAATGTCTGAACTTCCATCACTGTCGCCAGTAATAGTGTTACAGGAAATTAATGCACCATATACCAGACCTGTCGGAGATTCTCCAAATTGCTCTATAGTAATCCGTTTTGTGGTATTTGCTGATATGGTTATATTATGAACATCGTCAGTTTGCGATGTTACTTTGATCCTTGATGAAACGGTATTTCCAGAAATAGTAACATTACTTGTATCATCCACCCATAAATATGACGAAAACGTATTACATGATATGACTGAGTTACTCACCATTGAGTTCTCAAGCTCACATGAACCATAGCTATTGTTATGGTCATAATTTCCTATAATCCTTACAAATCCATTCTGGTTAATGAAGTTGTATGATGTTGCATTTTGTCCGCCATAAGTTGAGTTATGCGATGTTTCAGCATTTGTAACGCCTATATGTTGAAAATGACCGGCATTTACAGAATCAGGAGCAACTGATGTACACCCTATTACTTTTGTATTTTTGACAGTTCTTGAATTAGGGTCATTCTCCAAATAATAGTTTTTTGCAACAAATGCCGTAGAGTAAAAGAAACCTTCAAATCTATTAAACAAAATCTGAATATCGTCATAATCTCTTTGGTCTTCATTTGCATAGCAATAAAATGCTCTTGAAGACTCGGAGTAATCCTTGCATTTCTGAACACCAGATAAAAGTGATCGGATTCTGCTAGATTTTATTCTAAATCCGTTGTGAATTAACGTTGCATCACCAACCAATGTTATTGGCTTAAGCAATTCAACCTTATCAAAAACAAATTCACCACCATAAAATCCAAGTATAGCCCCTTCTGGTACTGCATTAATAGCATTTTGAATTGCTACAGTATCATCTGTTATGCCGTCTCCTTTTGCACCAAAATCACTAACACTAATGTGCTCGGCATTTTTTTGATGCTGCGTCCTTCTTATTGACAAGGTGAATGGTTGTTTTACTGCTATTAATGCATCTCCAAGATCATCACCTGAACTTGCTAACTCCTGCCTTAACTGATCCGGGTCATACTTCAGCACATTAGGAAAATAGAACTGCTGCGCACCATACGCATCATATACAGCCATCGAATGGCCTTGCACAGTTACGAACTTGGCAATCTGTCCGTTATATACCGGGTAACCAGCCGCATTAATGATGATTGGTTGCGAAACAGGAACGTGAGAACCGTCTTCGTTCTCTATATAAACCTGAATCTGGTTTTCAGGATTTACCGGGTCAGTGTCAATTTTACCGATATAAATTTTGCCATTGGCTACGGCTTTAAAAGAACGCGCCATAGTGAAGAGTTGCGAAGGCATACTCACTACAACATTGGCTGTAATGTCTGTCATTTAATTTGCTCCAGATACAAGGAATCGCCGCAGCATTGCCACAGTGATGCATTATTAATCAAACAAAGAGACCACTGTGGTCTTATTGAGGATGCAACCAGCAGATAATAAGATACCGATCCACTCACAAAAGCGAGGCATCAAGAATGGGAAGAGATGACCCGCAATTTAATCTGCGGCTACCTTACGAATTAAAGGAAAAACTAAAACAGCGAGCCAAATCCAATGGCCGCTCTCTTAATTCAGAATTAGTTCAGATAGTGACTGATGCCGTATCAAAGCCATCCAAAATTTCAGGCTATCGAGACGATGCGGAACGCATCGCTGATGAGCAGTCTGAACTTGTTAAGAAGATGGTGTTTGATACGCTGAAGGATTTGTACAAAAAACCCACCTGAAGGTGGGTTAATTTTTGCATTTACCTGGGCCATATTGACTACTTATAAAATGAGATCAATATTTAATCGCCCAATAACGGGTGTATGTTGAGGTATATCATGGCGAAAAAACCAGGTGAAAACACAGGAAAAAACGGCGGAATATACCAAGAAGTTGGCCCACGCGGCGGTAAGAAAGACAATTTTGCAACCGTCAAGGACAACGAAAGGCTTCCACCAACAACAAAGCCAGGTCATGGCTGGGTATTGGATAAGCGAACTCCAGACAGCAAAAAGTAATAATCAAGCCGGGTCACTCCGGCTTTTTGATATGTCGCTCGCAGAACTCAACAAGCCTGCTCATTAAGTAGCAGTAAGTCTCGTTGGCTCTTCCTGGTTCAACATCAACACCTACCCTTGAGCAGATATCGAATGCCATGTGAGCGCACTCATGGGCAATAGTAGATAGTTTGCCATTGAACACGCCTATCACATGCAAAACACCATTCTCGCTACTCATTGTATGAGACGCTCCGTTGGCGTCCGAGTCATGCACGTCAACGCCAAGTTTTTGATGCAGGCGTTGCCATTCTGGAAAGTCTCTACAAAACACAATTGTACCGCTCTCAAAGAGCGGAACGAGCATCTTTGGTACGTTTCCAATGTTAACTTTTTTCATGGTATCCTGCGCAAAACTAAGGAGAGTTAATTATATGAAAAAATCACTGTTAATTATCCCGCTTCTGCTGGCTGGGTGCGCAAAAGTAAGTGACTATCAAGCAAGTTGCGAACAACGCTATCAAAAGCTTAGCGATATGGCTAATTGCCTTGATGCCAGTGTGAAGAACGACTCACGCATGGCATCAGCACCAACACCTAAGCTGTATGTCCTTGCTGCAAAGATGCTCGGGCAAGGTGTCGATGAAGGCAAGATAAGTGACGCACAGGCAAGACTTGAGCTTCAGAATCTTTATGTTCAATTACAAAGCCAAGAACAAGCCCAACAAATAGCACAAAGCCAAGCATTCCAGCAGGCTTTATTGAATTATCAGGCTGTAAACACAATGCAAGCGATCGAGCAAAAAGCGCGCCAGCCTGTTATAACTCAACCTTACCCAACACGCGTTGACACATATACAAACTGCAATTCAGGATTTGGAAACGCGGTAACATGCAACAGTAGCAGTAACATCAGATAACAATCAGCAAAGGTATCGCCTATGCAGAGGAATACGATAAACCTCGCGTTCTACATATTTGGTTTTTGCACGTTCCTGGTGTTTGAAAGGCTATTCTGACAACGAATCAGACTTAGCACCCTGCGTCAGTGCATTAATCGCTTTTTGCGCTTGCTGCATGGCTTTCTCAAACGCTGTCGATCCGCGTGGTGTGTTTGCCATTCGGAGCATTGCATTTCTGAATGGTTCGCTCTCATAGGCGCGAGTAAGAAGTCCGTAGCTTACCGCTGCGCCAGTTGTCGCCGGGTTCATTGCTGTCCCATACCCGATAATGAACGGGATGGTTTGCTGCCCTGTTGGTGTTGTTACTGCCGCTTTTGCAGCCTGCTGCGTGGATTGCAGGTAGTTTTTCAATCCTTTCAGATAAGCAGCGTCCTGCCCCTTAAATGTGATGCCAGTCTGGTTTTGCAGGATGTTAAGCTGTCGAAGGAACTGATCAGGGGAACCACCTGATTTCTCCATCGCCTTTCCAATGATGCCATTGCGCATTTGCGCCCTGCCAACACGACCAACTGAGTTATACAGCGTCTTAATTTCCGATTTGTTCTTGCTGAATAGCATGTTGTTGACAACTTCCGGCGTCAGGTCGCCTTTCATGAGAACATTCTTCAGCATGGTATTCTTTAGTTTCGCCGCTTCGTCAGCGTAGACGGCATTGGCCTGCTGATATTTACGGAGAGTATCGTTGCCAAGATTCTGACCAATGGCACCATTGATATCGTCGGTCATTGCCTTGTAAACGCGCTGAATGGCAGCATCGGAACGGTTTGGTAACACTGGTCGCTCACCCTTCACATCCATTCTGAACTGGCTGCGCAGATCGCTTAATTGCTTCAAATCCAGATTTACCGGACCATCAGGACCAGCATTGCGAACAAGCTCATCACGATAGGACTGAAGTTTTGAAATAGTCTCGTTATCAGCAACCTTACCAAGCTTCTGCAGGTTAGATATTTCTGTATCAATCTGCTGAATTGCTCTTGCAGGCTGAATGTTTATTCCCGCCATAGCATTCTGAACCTGCTCCAGTCGATTACCGGCGGCACGACGAATTCCTGATGTTTTCGCTTTAAGGCTGTCAATAACAACCGCTGGATCATACTCACCGAATTTATCAGCAAATCTCTGAACCAACTGGCTTCTCGCTTCCTGTTGCGTTGCTCTCATTCCGCTTGTGCCAGCCAGGGGGATATTTTCTGCTGTCGTTTGCGCCATTTTTCCGACGCGGGAAGTAGGCTGTAACAGGTCTGTGGTGTGCAGAGGAACTCCTTCACGCTCTGCAAATCTGATAGCCTGCTGCGCTTCTGGCGCAATAGCACCACGAACGCCACGATAAGCAGCACCTAATCCACGTCCGGCAGCGTTAATAGCACCGCCAGCCAGAACGCCAACGCCTAAATCGGTGGCGAGTGCTTCCGCATCATCTTTCGCACTATTTGCAGCAAGTGATCCAACTGCGTTTTCTGCTAGAAGGCGAGTTGCCCCCTGAGCAATTCGACCAGCAAGTGTTGGTGCCTGTGCTGCCGCTCTCTCAACGCCAGCAGGAGTGAGGTAAGGCAATGCTTCAGCAAATACCCTTCCCTCTGTCGTTTGTGGAGTGAGCGCGCCTTGCTGAAGGCCAAAGTCCTGCTCTAACCCCTGCGTTGTTACTCGTGGCGCTGGTTGATATGTACCATCGCCAATGCCGAGTTTACCGCCAGCCCATGCCGCCGCGCTTGTTACAGCATCGGCAACTGATGCAGGTATGTTTGCCACGTTCACGCCAGCCTGCACCAGTCCGCGACCAGTTTCTTTCACGGCTTCACCAAGATCCGACATAAATCCACTTTGCTGTGGTTGTTGCTGTGATACTGGTTGTTGTGTCTCCACTGGCTGCACAGATGGCAATGGATAGGCAGCATAGAAAGCTTGCTTAGCCTGCTCTGCATTTTCTCCGGCTTGCGGGGCAACGACTTCATTGAAGTATTGCTCCTGAGCCTGCGCTTTTTGTTCTGGTGCTAACGCCTGATACTGTGGAGAGGCGATAACATCTTTCCATGCTTTAGCCATTAATCACCCCATAGCGAAGAAAAGTTACTGCCAGTAGTAGATTGTTGCCCTGGCATATTCTGCACCGGCTCCTGATAATCAAACTGTTTTTTAACAGTGCTCAACTTGCTTTCAAGCTGATTTCTAATCTTTCCGATAGAGTCACGAAAAGCCTTTTCACTCATTTTGGGGCTTAGGGCACCAACCGCATCGGATAATTTTTTACCCTCTGCATCTGAAAGAGCGCCCATACCCTTCAGGGACTGCACCATAGGAAGGAATGTTTGAGCTTTAAAGGTGTCGAGCCTTGCTTCAAAGTTAGCCGCATCAGAGCCAGGAACTGTCGGAAACGCTGAGCGAATTCCTACTGCTTTTGAAAGGCCGGGGCTTTGCTCTATCTCGTTGAGAGAATCAAGCGCGGTGCTGAACGTATCAACTGCACCCTGAGCGGCGGCCTGCCTGTCAGCGCGGGCTATGTCAGCCTTTTGCCGAACATCTGCCTGTTTCTGTTTTAGCTCTTCAAGCTTTAACTGATTGCTTTCTCTGGCTATCTGTCTGTCCAGAGCCTTTTCTTGTAATTCTGCTCTTTGTATTTCTCGGGAAAGAGCAGCATTCTGTGCGCTGATGTTCTGTCCACGTATCTGGATGTCCTGACCTCGAGCTGTTAGTGCTTCTCCTGCCTGATTGCTGCGGATTGTCTCTGCCAGCCTGCCTCGGTCAATCTCACGACCAGCCATCTTGTCCTGAACATTGAAGTAATCAATCGGACCAAGAGCAGCCATTCCAAGGTGATCAACAAACTCACCAAATCCTGAAGGATTCTGCTGATACATCTGAGCAACGTTATTAGGGTCAACACCGACGCGAGTCAGTTCCTTGGCGTTGTTTTGCAGCCATGATTGCATTGCTTCTGGAGACGATGACGCAAGGCGTGCGCCAGCCGCTAAGGTACCGATGGAATTGCGCTGGTCTTCGTCTGCCCACTTCATACCAGACTGAATCTTCTCTAATTGACCAGGATATTTGGTCATCAGATTTCGAACCTGCTGTCGATCGCCGGACTGGATGGCTGCCGCATATTCTTTTTGGAATGCAGCATCCGCTTCCTGTTGCTTTGCGGCTTGATATGCTTGAGCGACACTACCAAGACCCTGCAACGCCTGAAGGCCGATGTTATTGCGACCTGAGCGCTCCATTTCGTTGTTCTGGCGAATATAGGCCAACGCCTCACTTACATCACTTGCCTTTGGCGCATTTGAGTTTTGCCCACCGATACCAGCAAGAAAGCCGCCTGAGTTGATTCCTTGTTGCCAAGTAGCCATATTCCCACCTTAAAACAATGATCCAAGCCCACCGATAATACCGCCACCAATAGCGCCAACAGCTGTACCTATTCCAGGCACCACAGAGCCAATCATCGCCCCTGATGCAGCACCGCTCATGGCACCTCCCAAGGCTGATTGCAGTCCTGATGGTCGGTTAGCATTAGCCGCAGATGCTGCCGCCTGCTGTTGATACAATTGGCTGACGTTGTTAGCGTAGTTCTGTCCGGCATTTGCCTGACCTGTAAGAGCACCAAGGCCGATATTTGCCAGATTGTTGTAGTTGTTCATCTGACCTGACAGCCAGTTTTGACCGAGTGTAGGTGCGATTGCTGCTAACTGGTTTCCTGTTGCTGTAGAGCCTAATCCACCAGTTGCCTCTGCTGCTGCCAGACTCTGATAGCGCGCCTGCCCTGCAAGGTCTTTATACTGCTGAGAGTTGTAATACTGGTTAAGCGCCTTACCTTGCCCCTGAAGAGAGGAAAGATTTTGCAACTCTGATACGTACTGCTGAGCGAGTGGCGTAAACGGTGCAAGGTTCTGCATGTTCGTTTGCCACATTTCACGCTGCAGTTCGATGCCCTTTTCAGTGGCGCGTGCCTGGGCTTTTGAACCGCCATCACCGCCACCTTTGCAGTAAACAGTTTTGCTGAGGTGCTTATTGGCAATCTGGAAAATTAACATTCTTTAGCTCCTCGTATTTTGAGCGCGGTAACTGATAAATCGTGATGCCTACAGGCTTTCCATTGCTGGTATAAGCATCATCAAGGTGACCAACACGGGTAGCGCCAAGCAAACGGATAATTGACCGTCCGTATTTCGTGGTGTCAGGAACCATAGTGATGCTGTTAAGGAATGGTGAGTTTTCGAGAAGCCATTTGCAGAATAATCGATGCCCTTGCAGTGCATATTCCCCACGGAATCCGGGGTCGTACACCGCATGGCATTCAACAACGCTATGCCAGAAGTTACGCACTTCATGCACTCCGACCAGCATCAGTCCTTCGTAGATGCCGAGGTATACCGCATCAGGCTTGATGTAGTATTTGTCTCCACTGTCTACGATATTTCCCGTGTTTGCCGGGTTGTTGAGGAATTCTGCAAGCTTCACCGGATTATCGATGAGCTTTATTTCCATCACTGCTCCGCAATGATTTTGATGGTTGTGGCAGTAAACGCCGCCCCATTTGACTGAATGGTTAACGTACTGCCATTTGTGGCAAGAAAGCCGTCTTTATCCACGCTGAAGAACGTAGCTAACAGGATGTTGTCGGTTGTTGTCGCCGCATTACGACTGCTGACCAACGTGTCAGGAACAGAGCCGGAAAAGGTTAGCTGCATTGACCTGTTGGCGGTTCCGCTGGGCCACGTCCCGACGATCGACAGCTTGAAGAACAAGGTTTTGTTCTCGTTGAACACAACCATCTTGTTGTTAACGGTGTCGAAGAATGGTGCCAACGAGCCTGATGACGGCGTGAGCGTTTTCAGCAGGCTAACAAGGTTGGTCGGCGCTGTCGGGATGGTTACAGATACGCCAGAGTAAACAACCTCTGACTTCTTGCGAGTAGTGGCATACTCCAGGGCATCGATGCGCGTTTCATGGTCTGAAACCTGCGACTCCAGCGACTGAACTCTGGTATCAAGAGACGCAATATCGCTTTCATTCTGAGCGATTCGCGTTTCATGTTCCTGAAGAGTTGATTCTGCCTGGCTGATTCGCTCCTCATGATTAACAAGCGTTGCTTCCGCAGCAGAAATTCGCTGCTCATGGTCAGCGAGAATCACATCCTGCTCATCGTTCCTGACTTGTGCGTCATAAGCGCCCTGTCCGGCCTCGTTGGCCTTGTTAGCCACGTTACCAACATCAGTGTCCTGTGCGATAACGTAAAGCAGATACGACTGCGAGAAGATATTGCGTGGAAGGACTGATGTATCAAGCCGCGTAGCTTGGATGATTACCGGCACATTGAGATTCGAATCCGCCATTACTCAATCCTTATCTGGCAACCAGACAGAGTGACAGGTGACTTCGTGATAACGCGCAATTTGAAACCGACATTTTTCCTGATGCGCCCTACTCGCTTCCACAAAACGCGTTTGTCGTAAACGAACGGTTCATTCTGCTCAATCATCTGCTCACGCCCGTAATTGATGCCGTCAGTGGTTGCAGAGAGGAACAGGCGGTCGGCGTACTGAGCTACGCCAGTGGATGATTCCACCTCCAGATCGAAGCATCTGGCGTTATCCGCTTTGAACAGTGGAGTAAACAGCAGGTGTTCCTGTTGAAGCCCATACTGACTGCTGATATCGAACTGCAATTTCCCGGTCACCGATTCCAGCTTATCGCCGCACGTTATCTGATTTCCTTCGTAAATGAAGTCGATAGCGCGGTACACATCGTCATACAAGCCTGTTTTCAGTACACACCATTGTGGGCCATTGGCGCTTGAAGATGCGTCGTACACGAGGACGTGACGCGGAAGGTGGATAATCAGCAACTCATGAGCATCAAATCGCAGAGACTCCATCACGCCATCAGCCAGTTCATCAGCAGTGTAGGAGCGGAGGATTTTCTCAATGCTCGCGCTGGCGATTGGTGATACCTGACCAGATCCGATGATGTACACAGACGGCGCACCTGTTGCCGGATTGCTGATGAACGCATACGAATCAGCGAATGGTGTTTTACAGTAGGTTCCGGCAATACCTTTCTGCACCATCAGCGATGGCTGCGCGACATACAAAGCAGCACCAACGGTAGTTGCGCCTGTCAGGGAGAAATATTCAATCGTCGATGAACCAAAGCAGACGATGAAGTCTCGCCATGTTCCGATGCCGATGATGCCGTCAGGCTGAGACTCGGCACGATATTGTGCGCTGTAACGGTCAGGATGTGTTTCGTCATCAAGGTCAGTGATAAACCATGAATCAGTGCCGTCTTTTGACCACGCATAACGCCCGCGCAAGCGCGTAATGTCACGAACCGAACCTAACTCATACTGAGTGAATCCGCTATCTGTAGGCCAGTTTGAGACGGTTTTAACCGTGCCATCATAGCGGTATTCGACCAGTTGCCCGTTAACACCTACCGCCTGTGATGTCCGACCATGTGCCATTGATACGCGACCACTTCCGGCAACGTCACCGACTTCACTTTCGCCTTTGTAGAGCTTGCCACCACACACGCGATAAACAGCACTCTGCGCCATGTTGTACTCGACGCCGCGCGATACACCGTTCACATCAGAGCGTTTGGCAATGCCCGGGAATGAGCGAAGATATCCGCTGCTGTTCAGGATTTCTTTGGGTGTAGCCAACATATTCACTGGCAGATAGTCGATATAGTCGGCGTTTCGAAAGTCTTTGCCGACACCTTTCATAAGCGGAAGTTGCTGAATCGGCATTTATTCACCTCACGTACTCGGATCATCTTTCTCGATGTAAAACCGATTCCACGTAAACGCGCTTTTGTTACCACTACCGCGAGGCATGTCATTTCGCCGCTCAAGTGGTGGTATTTTTGTTAAAGCGATACAGATTGTCTGATATGCACTGTCAGCAGCGGTCAGGAGAGCATCCGACGGCTGAATGACGTTATCCATGCACACTTGCACAGCGAGCTTCAAAGCGACGCCATCATTTGCCCATGCAGGGATACCTGAATCATCGTCAGGTAACGGCATGATGCCGTTTTCTGTATCCGCAAACTGATATCCAAGCTCGATACCTTTCGCCTGCCATGCTGCCATCATGTCTTCAAGGTCATTAATGGCATCTTCAATTGCCTGAGGGTCGGCATCTGTCAACGTGGCATTGGAATACAGCCCGGCTTTTCGTAAAGCCTTTAGAACGAGATCACCCTTCGTTTTCGCCATCTTCTTCCGCCTTAGCCACTTTTTGCTTCGTTGCGGTTTCTTCAGGAGTTTTTACCCAACCTTTTTTCAGGTGAGATTTAACTTCTTCGTCATCAACAATGATGTAATCGACAGCAAACTGACCACAGGTGATCATGTTGCCAGGCTTATAGAGCATTGTTCGTGCCATTGTCTTCTCCCAATAAAAATGGGGCCGAAGCCCCACCAAAATTACTGCCCGGCAATAACGATGCCCGTATATTCAGGAACAAGTACAGAGCAACCGTACAGAGTGGTGAAACGAGCAGTGGTTACGCCTTTGATGTGGTCGAAGGCGTAAGACATGATCAGCGTAGCGCCCTGCTCGGTGGTTGCTGTCATTACCTGTGGACCCTGACCAGTCGGGAACGCTAGTTTGCCGTACATCAGCTCAACAGAACCATCAGCCCAGAACAGGTTAGCAGGTGCTGCGTTCTTGTTGAGAATGGTGATTGCTGCTGATTCTGCCGGTTTGGCATCGACGTTTGCATATGGACGACTCGCAACATCGGTATTTTCAACAGGGAGAATCTTTGGAGAGATTGTTACGGTAGTTCCGCTAACAGCCAGAACACGGAATACCTGCGGTTGCCCGGTGGTATCTTTTGTGATCTGGTGTACGGAATTCACACCGGCAATGGTGAACGCATCACCAACCTGCAAGCCAGATGCAGATACCGTAATAGTCCCCTGTCGGTTATCAACTGGCATACCATTTGAATCTTTCGCTTCAACCTTGTGTTCAGGTTGGCCTGATACTGTCAAGGATTCAGCGCTTCCTTTCGGTAATCGACCAGAAATATCGGTCTTGTAGCTATCAAAGGAAGCAACCGGAGGGATCTGCGCTTTTTCGTATGCTGTCAGGGTTGCGCCCTGAGCGTAGGCACGGTGACCAAGCTCGCCAGCAAGGTCTTTGTAGTTGAAGGGGTTCCAGAAAGAGCGACGGTTGATACCCTGCGGTACACCAATCGCCGTCATGGTGGCATCAATACCTGCCGCACAGTTCCACAAATCACGGCCCTGTGTACCTGTGGTTGAGTCAGACATTGTGATCACGTTAGTAGCACGCTGCGTAACCATGGAAATCAGGTCAGAGTCAATCTGTGCAGCAAGGCGCATACCTGCGGCGCGACCAGCTTCAGTTTTATGCTCAGGGTCACGCATTTCACGCGCATCCAGAGTGTACAGAATGTTTTTCGGCTCCTTGAACACAGAAGGAACAAGGCGCTGAACCAGTGCTGTAGGCGTTTTGCTGCTGAGATCGAGGCCTTCCTCAATGTTCATGTGGTAATGCTGCGGACGATACAGAACATCACCTGCTCGCTGCATTGCTGTATCACCGGGACGGAATTTTTTAGCGTTACGGGAAACTACGCAGGCGGCCTCAAAGCCTTCAACGTAGTTTTCGAACATGATTTCAAGGTCTTTTGCTAATTGGTTAGCCATGCTTAATGCTCCGATAGGTTATTTTTTTGCCTTTTTAGCGGCGAAATACGGCGTCCAGTCACCAGTTTCCAGCGCCTTGGCTTTCAATTTGTCGAGGTTGTTGATTACTGCGCCGTTGCTCCCCTTAACTGTCGGGGTTGTGGCTGCCGTGGTTTTTGCTTTTGGCATGATTCTGGCCTTCGATTCGATACGTTCCAGCAGACGACCAATTGCTACGGGGTTGGTAGCTTCTGCCAGTTGCTTGCGCAGTTCAGCGTTGCGACCGAGCGCCAGAACAACGATTTCCGGCTTCTCTGACTCAAGAAGGATCATGTCCTGAATATGAACAGGAACATCTTCGCGTACAGCCTGCTCTGCATCCTGGTAGCCAGCCACTTTCAGTGCTTTTACTCTCTGCATGTAATTGGCTGCTTTCTGCTGAAGCGTTGCGGTACGCGCCTCTTCCTCTCGTTTCCGCTCTCGTACTTGCTCCTGGTATTTGCCGTTATCCTCTGCCCACTTAGCCATGCGTTGCTGGTAGATTTCTTCATCGAAACCGATGTCCTCATCGTCCAGTTTTGGCATTCGCGGTGGTTGAGTGATTACCGGCTGCTGCTCGACGGGTTTCTGAGACTGACGCATCAGCTCTTTCAGCTCGCGGTCTTTCTCTTTAATCGTCTTGCGCAAGTGTTTTACCAGTCCATGCTCAGCTCCATCTTCGCTGGTTGGCGAATCCAGCTTTTCGTCACCAAAGTAGAATTCCTGTTCTGATTCGTCGTCATCAGTGTCAGTAGCTTCCTCTGCATCATTTCCTGAGGACTCACTGCCATCTGCTGTTTCGACTTCTTCAGCCAGTTCGACATCATCAGGAATCTGCTCTGACGCGTCGGTTTCGATTTCAACTTCTGGTGTGTTTTCTGCCATCTGGTCCATTTTTTACCCCTGTTTACTCGATGTTCAGCCCATCGGAAGGCAATAGGGTGCCAGGCCTCATAAAGACAGCCATTGCACGTTATGGGTTAATTACTGCTGTGGTTGTTGCTGAGTTGATTTTTGCAGGATGCTGTTGATGTCCATGCGCTGCGCATGGCCCTGCGCCTGACTCTTCAGGACAAGCTCTGCATCAGCACGGGCATTATCTCCTTGCTGTTGCTGGAACTGTCCGAGCAGTTTCAGCGCCTCACGGATATCAGATTTTTGCTGGCTATCGGCAGATGCGAGGATTTTCACAACATTTGCCGCAGCAACCTGAGCATCCGTCTGTGCCTGGAATGCTTTAACCTGAATGGCTGCTTGTTCGTTCTGCGCTTTCTGCAATTCAGCCTGACCAGCAAGAAGCTGACCTTGCGCAGCAACCATAGCCGGATCTGGCTGACTGGCCTGTTGTTGTTTCGCCTGCTCAACCATTTGCTGTTCTTCAGGCGTTCTCGGCTTGATAACGCCAGACAGAAGCAACTGATTGCGGTTGTATTCTTTCAGGTCGTCCATCCCTTCGCCGTCCATATTGTCGAGAATCATCGACGATACAAGGTCATGCTTCGGCGTTCCTGGCGGGATAAGTGCCAGCATGGAAAGTAACGACTTAACCGTTGCATCACGGCGAGTAGCGAACGACTGACCGACATCGACAGTCACTTCATAGTTACCCTGCGAAAGGTCGTTAAGCGCGATAACCTGCCCTGTCTGACGGTCAACCACTTCACCAGTCATCAGCGCCACGTCATCGCTGCCGTCCTCATTAACGATACGCATCGGCGTATCGCTGCCATAGACTTCACGCGCCATAGAAAGCCACACAACGCCAGCGCGACGCATGGATTTAGCCATGTTGTCCATGTAGATATAGGACTGCGTGTCCATCCGGTTAAAAATGCTATCAACGGTATCGGTGGCGACGTTGCTCGGCATGTTCTCAAGCTGCGAAGCACCTGTAATTTGCTGAATAGCCGTTCCGGTGTACTGCAATAGCCCGGCAAGAGCTGGAGGCATTTGTGTCGGAGGCGTCCAGCCAGCAACCTGAGCCTCTGAAATGACCGTTCCGTTTTTGTCCTTCTTGCTGGTCATGGGAAGAACTGCTGGTCTTTTCTTATTCCTCTCTGCCCAGTGATTCATTAATGGACCGGGAATGAAATCAACATCCACGATAGGAATGCCATCACCGCCAGCCTGAGTAGCGTTATCTGCAATCATGGAAACCATCAGGTTCTCAAGACGCTGTGCATCCATCGCTTTTGCAGCGTGGCCTTCGATTCGCTCCTGATTATCAACAAATGAGCGACGCCCATATACCGGGATGAGAGGAATATGTTCGCCCGGAATACGCTTCGGTTCTTCCAGCCATTCAGCGCCAGACAGAAGGCCGCAATAAACGCGGCGTTTCTTCACTGTCCGCTCGCCAATCAGTTCGAATGCGCCATCGGTCAGCTCGTCAACAATATCTTTGATTTGCTCTTCATCATAGATTGCCGTTTCTCCGCTAACAGGGTTGCGCCACGCCGTGAGCTTCACCTTCTCTATGCGAACTTCGTAGTAGCGTCCAACATAGATGGCATCGGGCGTTGACCAGTCATACTGAGTGCCAGTGTCATCACGAGAAAGGCTTGCCGCGATGGAATCAGGGTATTCAGCCTCGAACGCTTTGGGCGTCATGGAGAACATTTCCATAGCCCACATAGCATCAGAGCGGTCATATTGCTTGCTGTCCTGATCGAAGAAGACGCATGTCGCTGGGTCGTAAACAGGAAGAAGGCTGATGCGTCGCTGATCGTTACTTGGGTCCATTTCATCTTCGTAATCGGCACACATGCGGAAACAACCGAATCCACCCGTTACAGCATCATCAAATGCGTTATCACACGCTTCGCCACCGGATGTTTCCTGATAGTCAGCGCGGAATTTGCCGTTCATCTTTTCGGCTAACGCTTCCGACGCCTTATCGTCCTTCGGCCTGAATTTAACGCTGATGCGATTCTGTCGATACTCGCCAATGATGCGATCACATTCACGGGCAATCTTATTCAGTTCAAAGCGCGGGTAATGCTCAAACCTGCCTTCATCAAATGAGTAACCAGCGTTTGTGCTGCCTTCCCACTGTGCGCCGGACACCCGGACGAAACGTTGAGCCTCAATAATCTGCTCACGCATATCCTGCGTTGCCGACCAGGCATTATCAAAGTTGCACAGCACCTTGCGATGCCAGTCAGTCATCTTTTTTTCTGCCATATCAACCTACACCACAAGGAATTGAGTAACTGGAATAGTCGGGTTGCGCAGCCGACTCCGGGCAATGCATACACATCATCAGCGCATCAGCAAGGTTAGGAGATGGAATACCGAGCTTCTGCTTCATTTCGACCTTAGTCATTAGCTCCAGCTTCCCGTTGTTATTGAATTTGCGCTGAATCTGCGTCAGTTCTGCAAACAGCTTCTCCAGTATCTTCTCGCCTATCGCTTCTTTGTCGAAGCTCAGCATGTCGTCGGGGTCTGCATACTCACCGTGGACAACCGCCCGATATGTCAGATACAGCCTGTCAGCCAGCGCGTAATAGAATTGCGCTCGCTTATTGCGGAACACATCACCAATAGTGCGAACGTTGTCGCCCTGTACGACTTCATCGGCCCATGCTCCGGCCTGATATGGTGCATCTTCATAGAATGGCGATTCGCTGCCCTTGAACATCGTGGCGGTGATTTTCTTGCCGGAGAACGCTTCCGTTGTCTGTCTGCGTAGCCCCGCACCGACGCCATCACCATCCCACAGGTAATGGTCAGCGCCGTCTTCAATCGCCAGCGAAGTAGCCCAGTCAGCACCCTCGTTGATGTCCATCAGCAGACCTTCGGCAATGCGCTTAACTACCGAACCGTGACGCGATGCATAACCTTTAGCATCTGGCCCTGTATCTGACGGGTCGTGCGCAGAGACAACCGCACCTTTCGCTTTCCATCCGAGTTTCTTGTGCGCATCGGTAGCAGCTTCAAGCCATTCACGTTTGATGATTGCCATATCACTTGCGCTTACCGGCTCACCAAGCCAGATGTGACGATACAGTGTCGGATTTCTGCGTTTACACTCTTCCATCTCCAGACGGAGAACTTCAGGAAAATGCGGGTTGTCGGTGTAGTTCACCGTCAGCAGGCAAATATCATCGGGAGGATTTACAACGAATCGCTGATAGGTATCGTCGAGGATGTTCTTCGGGTTAAAGCTCACCCATATTTCGGAAAACGGCTTGCGGATGGTTGGTATCAGGATGTCCCATGATTCCTTTGTTACCGCTTCCGCTTCTTCCACCCAGCAGATATCAATACCTTCGAGCGATTTAATCTTCGTCGGGTTGTTTTTTATGCCGTAGAACATGAATTCAGCATTCGTTCCGAGATGACGAATCATTGAACGCTGAATTTCAAACTCAGCCGAATACCCTTCCCGCTCTATGGTGTCTTCAAGCAACCGGATTACCGAATCGCTGATACTGTTTTGCAGTTCACGAGCGCAGAGAATACGCACAGGCTGCCGACGCGCCGCCTCAACAAGCAGCCTCGCAATTGCCCATGATTTACCGCTACCTCGACCGCCTTTGGCGACTTTGTAGCGATGCGCCTCAATGAACGGTTCAAAGATAGGATTAATCGAGGTCATTTTCCGAATAGAGTGCTCATCGGTGATGTTTCAATCTGGATTGCGCCGCCGTCTTTGCCTGTTAATTCGTGATCAACCTTGTCGCGCCATTTATCCTTCTGTCGGTTCTTAAGCCAGAAGATGGCAGCTGTTGTATCAGGCGGGTAATACTTCTCAAGCGGAGTTTCGACAATTCTGTTTTCAATAACACGAATATCGATGTCTGGAGCCACGAAGCCCATAGCGCGTTGATAAAGACGGTCACTAACTTCTGCATCAGCGACGGCCTTACCCTTTTTTATGGACTCCGAAAACTTAGGATAATCAAGCTTCCACTTGTTAATAGTTGACTCACTGACTTCAAAGAAATCAGCAAGTTCTGCATCGGTGTAGCCCAGCAAGCACAGTTTGCGTGCCTGTTCGGCATACGCCTCTTGATACTTTGTTGGGCGCGCCATGTTTATGCTCCGGTAGTGAACAGGTCTAACGCTTCCTTCGATTTACGCACCGCTTCGATTGTGCGGGTCGTGATATCCGAATTAGCGCCGCCTGACTGGAAGTGAATTTTAAATAGCTCAAGCTTCAGTTCGTCAGTGCCAATGAACTGAAATGCTTCCTCTGCAGCTGCGTTCTGGTTCATGACCAGCTTGTAAATCTCTAACTGGAATTTCTGTTCTTCAGTCATGGGAATAATCTCTGCCATTGTTGGCTCCGTTTATCCGTTAAAAGGGATATCAGTTAAGTTATCCCGTGTAGGGTATAAGCCATTGTCGAGACCACTCATTGAATGGTCTCTGCAATAACCGATGTCTTTCCATCAGTCCGCCACTACAAAGAATCTTTTTTGCCATAAGGCAGGAGGTTCATCTTTCAGTGGCTGCCAGTGTTATTTCCCCACTTACTGGCTTGGGTTGTTTCGCTGTACTGCCGCAACTGGTGGTGCACAGATTTAGTTAAATCTGTTCTCGCCTGAACTATCTTTTACATACCCGGATTGTGGGGATGTAAATCACGGTTTCATTATCAAGCCCACCCGTAGATGGGCTTTGGAATGGTCACTTTGGCAGTCCGGGGATCGATATTTGCGCCTGCTGCTCAAGCCTTTCGATTCTTGCTATGAGTTGCGGTTTTTTGACCCTGCCCCAGCGGTTCAGCAAGCGTCCTGACATACTGGCAACATCCTTTTCCTTCATGAACTCCAGCATTAACTCGTTGTGCTCTCTTTGGTATGAGTGAGCCATCTCCATCAGCCTGTCACGCATCCAATTAAATGCTTTGATAAACGCCTCTTTGATGGCGGCAGCTTTTTTGCCGGTAAACGACATGATGATGTACATCGCGCCGTCTTTGGAAATTTCATATTCAACATACTGATTACCCTTGTGTTCATAGGTAACCCGCGAAAAGTTGCTGGTTAGAAATTCATCCGAACAGTCTAGCTTTTCGATTTTCTGAATGATGTGGTGATGCTGCTTGTCGAAGTAAGCTGCTACCTTGCGGGAGGTTGTGATCACGCGATCACCAGAAACAACCACCATGTCCCGGAAATCGAGATTAGCCAATTGATGATTCATAGCGTCTTTACCTTTTAGAAAGTGAGCCTGTCTCACAGAAAAGCCGCCCCGAGATGGTCGCCACCATATACGGCAGTTCTCAGGCTCAACTTTCTGAAAGGCTCGGGTGATGTAATATGCGCGTGAGATGCGCTGTGAAATTCAGATGTAAAAAAGCCCCGCGAATGCGAGGCTAAATCCTGGTGTTTGTGATGACTGGCTCTTATCTCAACGCAGCCCCTTACCGCGCGCCAGATGCTCAATATCAAGCATCAGCAATGAGATATTTAATCTGGATTCACTCCAGAAGTGATCACCACCCTGTCTACAGAGCCAGATGTGAAGGATGATGAGTAAAATTATCGCTATCATCGAAGGCATTGCGTCCTGATGTATTCCTGAAGCGTTCTCAGTGCTGTTTGGTCGCGGATAATTCCGTCCCGGATATCGAGAACGTTTCGTCCAGCAACTGGAGAGAGTTCGACGGTGGCATCATTGCCCATGCCGGAGGCGCTGGAGGTTTCGTCTGAGGATGGCACAGGGCATTTTCCTTTGACGAGCACCCTGCCACCATTATCAAGCTTGCGCCGAAGAGCATCATTTTCAGCTTTCGCATCAGCTAACTCCTTCGTGTATTTAGCATCGAGTGCATCAGCATCGCGCTGGCGCTGCTGAATGTCAGTAATGGTGGCGGTCGCCTGCTTCAGCTCACTGACTTTTTTATCACGCTGTTCTTTGTAGGCGATGGCATTATCACGGTAATGATTAACAGCCCATGACAGGCAGACGATGATGCAGATAACCAGAGCGGAGATAATCGCGGTTACTCTGCTCATACCTCAATCTCTCTTACCGTTCCGCCAGCTTCTTTGAATTTTGCAATCAGGCTGTCAGCCTTATGCTCGAACTGACCATAACCAGCGCCCGGCAGTGAAGCCCAGATATTGCTGCAACGGTCGATTGCCTGACGAATATCACCGCGATCAATCATCGGTAAAGCGCCACGCTCCTTAATCTGCTGCAGCGCAACGGCGTCCTGGCTTTTCGGAGAGAAGTCTTTCAGGCCAAGCTGCTTACGATAGGCATCCCACCAACGGGAAAGAATCTGGTAACGTCCGGCTGCTGTTGATTTGAGTTTGGGGTTTAGCGTGACAAGTTTGCGAGGGTGATCGGAGTAATCAGTGAATAGCTCTCCGCCTACAATGACGTCATAACCATGATTTCTGGTTTTCTGACGTCCGTTATCAGTTCCCTCTGACCACGCCAGCATATCGAGGAACGCCTTACGTTGATTATTGATTTCCACCATCTTCTACTCCGGCTTTTTTAGCAGCGAAGCGTTTGATAAGCGAACCAATCGAGTCAGTACCGATGTAGCCGATGAACACGCTAGTTATATAAGCGAGATTGCTACTTAGTCCGGCGAAGTCGAGAAGGTCACGAATGAACCAGGCGATAATGGCGCACATCGTTGCGTCGATTACTGTTTTTGTAAACGCACCGCCATTATACCTGCCGCGAAGGTACGCCATTGCAAACGCAAGGATTGCCCCGATGCCTTGTTCCTTTGCCGCGAGAATGGCGGCTAACAGGTCATGTTTTTCTGGCATCTTCATGTCTTACCCCCAATAAGGGGATTTGCTCTATTTAATTAGGAATAAGGTCGATTACTGATAGAACAAATCCAGGCTACTGTGTTTAGTAATCAGATTTGTTCGTGACCGATATGCACGGGCAAAACGGCATGAGGTTGTTAGCGCAACCTCATGCCACCCGCTTTCACGAAGGTCATGTGTAGAAGGCCGCAGCATAACTATCACTGATGAATTCAGGATAGCCAGTGGCTACGGCTCAGTTATGGTGCTGGTTAACGGACTTGAACCGCTACCCATTCGCTTACAAGGCGACTGCTCTACCATTGGAGCTAAACCAGCATATTTGGCGGGACAGCGTGGACTCGAACCACGATAAGAAGGTTAACAGCCTTCCGTAATGACCTTTATACGACTGACCCAAATAAAAAAAGCCACCGTTGCAACTTAAGAGTCACTAACGGCAGCTTACCCTCTAATTATGGCTAAATGGCTAATTGCATGTCAAGGCTTTTAACAGCAACATGCTTAACTTTCTCAACACGTTTACGCATTTTGAAAGCATTTTGCATTGGTTGGTACAAAACAAATAACGACGCTTTCAGGATGTCGTCAATTTCGTTTCTACAGGTTGCCAGTGAAGGTTTTCTCCATCCCTCGCCACCACGTCCACACATCTTGCGTGGCTTTGCAGTCGCGTGATAGTAGGATGCAATTGCTCGCTTAGATGAACCATGAGCGTAGTAGCTGAGGAGGATTCCAAAGGCTTTCTTGTCAATGCACATGACGGAATCGACGACCTGAGAAATCAACATTCCATCATCATCATTACACATTGGCCTTGTCATAACTCTTCCCGGCTCTACGCTCTCCATGAACTTCGCTATTACGCTGCTCATGCGCTTTTCCAGACGACCTGAATAAACCCATGCGCCCCACAGTTCAAGCCAGCCATTCAGCCACTCGTGCTGCTCTTTGGTGAGGTTTAGTTCTCTTATGCTCATCGTCTTCCCCTCTTGCCTTGTTTGACCATCAGGACGCCGTTAACTATTACGTGACGCTCACCTTTGCTGTCTCGGTTGTACTTGAGCACTGTTCCTCTTGCGCAGGAAAGCATCCTCGCCACTTCGGTCTGATTGCCTCGTGTCTGGATAAGAAGCTCTGGTATCGTTTGAATTGTGGCGTTCATACGTTCTCCAGTTCGGTGATTTTTATTCCAAGCCGTCCGCCTGGTACTTTCACACCACGAATTACGCGAATGTCATCGAATTGCTCGTCGTCTTCCGCAAATCCGGCGTGGATAAGGGAGTCGAGTAAACCTTTCAGGATGTTATCGAGGTCGCGGCGGCGGGAGTCTGGAACGTCTGCGATTACTTTGATGCGGAGTCGTGATTTGGTGAAAATGTCTAACTTAAGTTGGCGGATGATTTGCTGAACGTCTTTTCGGTATTTCTGGCCTTTATCGCTGATGTAGTATTGGCTTCCTCGTCTTCGCCAGTAGGTATTCACCGACGGCGGGTATGGAAGCACAAACTGATATTCGTTCATGGCTTAATCTTTCCCTCCTTCAGCAGTATCGCCTGCGTCCTGATCACGCCTTCGAGGTGGTAAAGTCTGGCGTCTTTGTTGTCGAGATTATGGGTGCGTCGGTCGATTTCATCGTGACACGCGCTACAAGCCCATGCGCCGATCAGGTCGTCAGGCTTCATTCCCGTTCCGCAAATTCCAGCCATCCGGTAATGTGCCAGAACTGTAGTTTCAGGATTACCATTGCATACGCCGTAAATACGTACCTGGCATTCTCTGCCGCGCGCTTCTTTGCGTAGGTTAGCCATTTACCTTCCCTCGCAATTGAAGAATTGACTGAAGGTCTTTTTTAATAAATATGCGAGTGCGAATTGAGCAGTAGTTTTCCTTCATTCTGGCGTAGTAATAGTCCTTTCTTTGCTTAAGCTTGTTGGCATCCGCTGTCATCCAGTCTTTTACAGCAAACTTAATTAACCAGCGGTGGCAGAGATACCATTTCAGGTAATCACTCATCGTCTTCTTCCTCGTACATTGAGCTATTCGGATCGCTCATCAGTTCTGCGCAGTTATGGTCTGCCATGGTTTTCATGAAAACCCAGTTCTTTTTCTGCCCTCTTCCTTTCTGCAATAGCGTCAATGATGCTAGCAAATATTCCAAGATATTTGGTGCGCCCATCTACGCATATATTCGCAATCCACTTACATCTCTCTTTATTGAAATATACTCCAGTCACTCCTGACGAATTGGTTATTTTTCTCTTTTGGTTCTGTGCATTCTGTTGGTGTGTAACCAATCGAAGATTAGATAGCCTATTATCTGACCTTACTCCATTTATATGATCAATTTTATACCCTAATGGAATCTCACCATTATTTATCATCCATATAACGTGGTGAGCATAAGTAATTACACCATCGATAGTTAACATCCTATAACCATCACTCCTAATGTAACCAGCAACACTGCCAACCTTAACATTATTAGAAGGAGACACTTTCCATCTAAGTACACCTAAAACATCATCATATGATAATTTATTTCTTAATTCGTCTACGTTGCTTATATTTCTCATTATGTTCCACCATATTTAAGCATTCATATATACAACGCTCACACACGTGAACTTCCAGCACATGCAGTTTCTGACCGCAGTTAGCGCACGTTAAAGCTCGCTCGACGCTTTCTTTCTGGTATTGAAGGGATTGGGATAGGCTAAGCATTAACAACCTCCATACAAACTTTCACGAATGCCGTTGCTACTTCTGCATTGATTGCGTTTCCATATCCAATAATTCGCTGATCTTGATTGCGCTTTGCCATTCCTCCCAGTGTGGACTTGCCTCGTCCCAAGCTTTTGGCAATGCCATTAACCATCGGGAATGAGCCGGGTCTAACTGGACGATATTTTTCATCTCTACAGTAAAGCCAGTCTGCATCTCTCCAGAAGCCGTTAACCGGTAATGAGTACATGGCTTCACCGTCCCTGGAAGTTTCAAGCAGATTCTTGGGGTTCCGCTCTTGTCTTTTCCGCTGTAGCAATGCGTTGAACCTGTTGCATCGTTCGCTAAAGGAGTTTGCCATCCCGCTAGTCTCACGCATCCAGATAGGTTCTGAATTCCCCTGCGCGTTTCTGGCTGAAAGTTGATATTTGTCGTTGGAGTAGGCCACCCAATACAATCGCTGCCTGATGTGCGGAGAACCGAAGCCCGCAGCGCAAATATCGGTACCTGCAGAGGTGTAGTTCGCACCTTCCAAGTCAGTTTGTACAAGGTCGAGCCAAGCGAGGCCGTCTGCGCTTGCAACCTGTTCGCCAATAACGATGCCAGGATTGCATTTTTCAATAAGCCAGAAGAATGCCGGCCATAAGTGCCGCTCGTCATCAACCCCTTTTCCTTTGCCTGCCGAGCTGAAAGGTTGGCATGGGCAACTTCCTGTCCAGATACTCTTGTTGTCTGGCCATCCTGCTTTTCTAAGTGCATAGCTCCAAACTCCGATTCCTGCAAAAAAGTGGTGCTGGGTAAATCCTCGCAAATCACCTGGTGTGACATCTTCAATACTCCTTTCATCTACATAACCGGGGGCAATTTCTCCAGCGTCAATTAAGTTACGCAGCCATTGCGCTGCATACGGATCTATTTCGTTGTAATACGCAGTCATCGTCATTTCCTCGCACGATGTCTTAGCCACCGGATATCCCACAGGTGAGCCGTGTAGTTGAAGGTTTTTACGTCAGATTCTTTTGGGATTGGCTTGCGTTTATTTCTGGAGCGCTTCGTTGGAAGGTATTTGCAGTTTTCGCAGATGATGTCGGTGATACTTCGTCGCTGTCGTCTCATTCGTACCTCCTGTCGGTAAATCTGACACCCTGACCAATAGCCCATGCTGTCGTGTACTCAATCAGGCTTGCCATGCGCTTCACGCTCATCTGCGCGCTACTTTCGCGAATGTTGACGTATTCGCCTTCAAGCCCGGGCAAAACATCAGCTTCCTGCTTTGTTGCCACTGCATGACCGCTGATCAACAAAACCTTCCATTGTTCTGGTTTTAACCATTTATCGCGCCACTGAACTTGCCTAGCGATATCTGCGACCATCGCGTGAAATTTTGCGTTCTGGTCAAGGTTGCGCTTGTAGTCAGTAATGCGGATGGTGACTGGTTTGTCTTTATCGAGAGGAGTTGCGAGGATGGCATTTATTGCAGCTTGCTGTTGTTGCTTACTTCGGAGGAAGATTGTTTGCTTCATCGAAATTCTTCTCTTTAATTCCAGCGGCTCTGATAGCTTTCATTACTGCAATTACCGTTTTGTCACGCCCATCCTCATAACCCATCGCATAAGCACCTTCTTCACCATCTTTCCAAAAGTCGTCATTCGATTCTGGCCAGTCGATATCCAGTTCAATAGCTGCTCGCGATGCCTGCCATAAAGTCCACCACTCATTTAAGGAGTGACGAATATCCATGCTTGAAAATGCGAAGTACCTATCACCATTTCTTGCCTCGGTTATCATCTCGAATGGTAATCTCAATTTTTTGGCAACGTATTCCTCAAACTGCTTTCTTGATTCGTCCATCGGTACTTACCCTCAGTTCAACTCACAAAACGCCACGCCATTTTTGCTACAGCGACAGGCGCAACACCGATAATCACCCACATTAGAATGCTACCGAAAAGCACACCCACCATGTCTTTACCTTCACCCACCAACCGGATAAAACTGCTGGCAACCACAATGAACGTCACCACCATCCACATAGCACCGAGAATCCTCAATGCAGAGAAAATTAACTCAACCACGATTTACTCTCCCCCAAATAAAAAGGCCTGCGATTACCAGCAGGCCTGTTATTAGCTCAGTGATGTAGATGGTCATACGTCAGCCCCTTGTGCATATCGTCTGCCACGCGCAGCAGGTGCATTTGATGCTGTGCAAATCTGTCTGGCTTCATCCTGGTCACATGCAACAAAGTGTCCGTTACAGAACCGCTGGTAAACCGTACCAAGCGAGCCAAAACGGTTTTTCGTCACGATGATTTCAGCAAATGGCGCGGCGCTACTGTTCTCGTCATATACCGCTTCCCGATAGAGCATGATGATTGAGTCTGCGTCCTGCTCAATGCTTCCTGAATCACGCAAATCTGCGTTTGTCGGGCGTTTGTTTGGTCGCTTCTCAACATCGCGCGAAAGCTGACTCAGGGAGATAACTGGCGTTTTCAGGTCTTTCGCCATCGCCTTCAGGCTTCCGGAGATGTGAGCAATTGCGAGGTCGTTGCGGTCTGCTTTCGGCTTCTCAATCAGGCCAAGATAATCCGCCATGATGAGTGACAGGTTTGGATTTTCCTGTTTGTGCCGTTCTGCGATTGAGCGTATTTCTTCGACCGATAACCGCGAGGCATCGACTACCCATACATCCAAATCTGCAAGCTGACTCATGCCGTTAGCAACGCGCGCCCAGCCTTCGTCATCCATCGCTGCAGGATTTCGCAGCACACTAACCGACATCCTCCCGGCGTTGGCAATGCTTCGCTCTGCAATCTGCAATGCGCTCATTTCCATTGAGAAAATCAATACCCCGCGCCGGACGTCAGAACCAGGAATAACGCGGCTTGCAACGCCTTCGGCAATCTTCAGCGCCAGTTCGGTTTTCCCCATACCAGGACGAGCAGCGATTATCACCAGGTCTTCCGCGTTCATCCCTCCGGTGATGGCATCAAGTTCTTCGATTCCGGTCTTCAGGGTATCGGACTCTTCTCCGTTCCTCAGACGCCTGTCAAGCGTGTCAGTGTAGTCAGTAATGATTTCCCCTAACCGTACAGGTTTTACCTCGTCACGGGGCTTTCTGATAGCTGAGAGACGTTTTACAAGTTCATCCATCGCCTGACTCGATGCGTCGATGGTTCCGCTCTGAATTGGTTCACGCATTTCATCCATGATTTCCAGCACCAGACGGCGGTGATAGTTATCCGCGACCATTCCGGCATATCCCTTCAGGTTTGCGGCACTCGGGCAGTTTTTGCTGGTCATCAGGATTGACGTGAAATGCTCCTCTCCGCACGCCTCGGCAACCATCAGTGCGTCGATTAAATTTCTGTTTCGCGCCTGCTTGCGGATAACCTCGAAGGCTTTCCGGTAGAGCGGAATTGAAAACGCTTCCGGCTCCAGCGTTGCCAGAACGTCGCTGGCGGTTGGTGTTAATCCACCAATCAGCAGGCCACCGATAACGCTCGCTTCGATATCCTGTCTCATGCAATCCCCCTGTCTGCAAACTTCCCTTCCCGTACTCCCGTTAACGAATCTTCCCTCAGCAGGTAATCAAAATCTGCCGTCCAGCCAGTGTCGTTGTCTCCGAAGTAAAACGGCTTGGCCTGATGCACAAACGCCCTGACATACGCCCTGAAACCGTCCACGTTTGGCGTTTTCAGTTGCGGGATGATTTTCTTCAGGCGGCGTTTGCGTTTCTCGTTGACCGCAACAGCATGAGGAAGTCTGTCACCGACTTCGGTGTTGTAGGCGTTCAGGAAGGATTCGTAATCGATTCGTTCTGACTTGCGACGTTCAGGTTTAACCTGCCCATCGCCGCCCCCGTTAGGGGGTAAGGGGGTATTTGTATTTATTGTCTTTTGTATATTGTCTTTTGTGTTTGACTGATTCGGTAAATTGCTTTTTACCGATTTGGTGAAGGTTTGTTTTACCGAATTGGTAAATGTTTTACCGAATCCGTTAACTTTCGTTTTCCACTCGGAAATGTTTGTATTCATACCAACTTGACGCCCCACCTGAATGAGAACTCCCATTCTGATAAGCTCGTTTTTGGCGGTAGAGCATTTGGTTGGTGCCATGCCAGTGAGTTCAGCGAACTGTTCGTTTCCGATCCAATCTATTTTTTTGTTGTAACCGTATGTCTTGCGCCACACAGCCATAACAATCAGTAACTGATGTAGAGTAAGTCCAGAAAGCATGGCGGCTTCTAACAGTGTGTTTGCAGTCCGAGTGTAGCCATCTTCGAGTTCTGCCACGCGATGCTCCACGACCTCCAGTTGAGGCCTGTAATCAGCTAACTTAACGACGCCCATGTTTCACTCCTGCTTTGGCTAGTCTGTAAACACCAACAAGGCGCTCTGCGAACGCCCTGTTATTTGCTGCGGCTACCACTAATCCCTCAGGTGAATCAGGGTGTCGAATCTCTTCTTTTTCCTGGTATTTCTTACGACGTTTTGTCATAATGACTCCTGTGGATTGATCCAGTAATTCCCTCAGAATTCCATCTGGATTTGTTCAGAACGCTCGGTCTTGCACACCGGGCGTTTTTTATTGGTGAGTCCATCAAGCGCATACTTAAAAGCCCTGCTAATCGGACTGATGTCTGATGCCATTCCGAAAGCACACAAGACCGAAGCAATAAATCTCCAGTCCGTTCTGCTTATCTTCGATTCATGACAGCCAATCATCTTTGCCAGACCGCGCTGGGTAAGCGTTGACAGGTTGATAAGTAAATCTGTTTCTGCGCGATCAACGTCGCGCTGTGATAGTTTGCTGTAACTTGTTTGTGTCATTTCTTACTATTTCCATAGGTAAATAATCACTAATACTCATTTTTAGATGAGTGCTTAATTAGTTACCGCGTTGTCGGCGGTGCAGATTGATAAAGAGCGGTGTTACTTATGCAGTTGTTTTTTTGTTACTTGGGAAGGGTTTTATCTCTTCCGCATAAACGCTTCCATCGGCGTTTATGGTTAAAAAAATCTTTCGGCCAGCATGAATGGCCTTGTTGATCGCGCTTTGATATACGCCGAGATCTTTAGCTGTCTTGGTTTGACCAAAGCGCATTGCATAATCTTTCAGGGTTATGCGTTGTTCCATACAACCTCCTTAGTACATGCAATCATTATCACCGCTAGAGGTAAAATAGTCAACACGCACGGTGTTAGATATTTATCCCTTGCGGTGATAGATTTAACGTATGAGCGCAAAAAAGAAACCGTTAACACAAGAGCAGCTTGAGGACGCACGTCGTCTTAAAGCTATTTATGAAAAAAAGAAAAATGAACTTGGCTTATCTCAGGAATCTGTCGCAGACAAGATGGGGATGGGGCAGTCAGGTGTTGGAGCTTTATTTAATGGCGTCAATGCATTAAATGCTTATAACGCTGCATTGCTTGCAAAAATTCTCAACGTTAGCGTTGAAGAATTTAGCCCTTCAATCGCCAGAGAAATCTACGAGATGTATGAAGCGGTTAGTATGCAGCCATCACTCAGAAGTGAGTATGAGTACCCTGTTTTTTCTCATGTTCAGGCCGGGATGTTCTCGCCTGAGCTTAGAACCTTTACCAAAGGTGATGCGGAGAGATGGGTAAGCACAACCAAAAAAGCCAGTGATTCTGCATTCTGGCTTGAGGTTGAAGGCAACTCAATGACAGCTCCGGCAGGATCGAAACCAAGCTTTCCTGATGGAATGTTAATCTTGGTTGACCCTGAGCAACCTGTTGATCCTGGTGATTTCTGTATCGCTAGACTTGGTGGTGATGAATTCACATTCAAAAAACTGATCAAAGATAGTGGGCAAGTGTTTTTGCAACCACTTAACCCGCAGTTTCCAATCATCCCATGCAATGAGAACTGCAACATTGTAGGCAAGGTTATCGCCAGTCAATGGCCTGAAGAGACGTTTGGATAACACGTAAATGATTAAAGAACGTATTTCTTATATCATTCCGATTGCGATGGATGAAGGCAACCCCGTAACTCCAGTTCTTATCTATGAAATGGATAAAGACTCCCATGAAGTGGATCTGTCATTTGGCGCTTTTTTTATCGGCCTTAAGGCTACAAAAAAATATTCCATAGGCATTGAGGTTTTCAATGCTCAAGAAATACCGATACCAATTGACACAAAACTGTACTCCAACCATAAGTTTTTTACGGTAGCAGAAGCCAACGATGGAGAAACCATCGTATCAACTTCTATGAGAATTAACTTCCCAAGGGTGAAAATTATCAAGCCTGGGATATTCGAAGTTAGAGCATCACTGGTTAATCCTGAGAAAGGCGAAGTAATTGATGTAAAAAGTTCGTTTTTTGACGTGAAGATAACAGGATCAGTTCGCGATGAGTTTAGATAACAAGGTTGCTCAGCTTCGTCCAAATCAAAACATATCTCGCCCAATTGGACACTATTCCACTGATGATGCATACTCTCGGCATGGTGGAGGAAACGGCGGAGGTAACATGCTTGAGGCTAGAGTTGCAAAGCTAGAGTCTGATGTTGAATACATCAAGCGCGATCTCGCTGAGGTAAAGTCAGATATAAAATCTGTTGATTCTCGTCTGTCAGGTATTGAGACAAGCATTAGCTCAGCAAAAACCACCATTAAGGCATCTGCGGTCGTTGTCAGTTTCGTGTTCGCATTTTGCGCCTACATTTTTGGAAGTTATGTTTCCAAAATCCTTGATGCCTTAAACGGACTCGTTCTTAAGTAACACACAACCCGGCCTCAGTGCCGGGTTTTCTTTGCCTCTCGATCCCCCTTCCCAACAACACATAACCATTTGTATTTATTGGAAAACTAATAGATACAACTTGCTAAACAGTGCAATTCTGATCCCTCACCTACCTAACAATTCACCCCTGCAAAAAATAAATCCATATAAAAAACATACAGATAACCATCTGCGGTGATAAATTATCTCTGGCGGTGTTGACACAAATACCACTAGCGGTGATACTAAACACATCAGCAGGACGCTGGAAGCCAAACGGAACAGATTGGCATGCTCTTTAACTTCGATGGGGCGCTGACAAAGCGCAAACAGATACCAAACGAGATGGGTTTGGCGGTGATGTGAATTGCAGCTGCAACGACAGCAACCAGAAGATCAGCATCTGGCGCATCACCACCAAAGCCATTTCACATGAGGAAAACATCATGACGGTAATCGTGTACGGAAAATCAACATTTGCAGGAAATGCCAAAACTCGCCGTCATGAGCGGCGCAGAAAGCTGGCCATCGAGCGTGATGCTATCTGTAACATCATTGATTCTATCTTCGGCACAGACAGTGAGGAACCTGTTCAGAAAGGCACGAGAAAGCGTTTAAGCCTTTCTGAAAAAGCAATATCACTCGGCAACATTCGTAACCAAAATACCGACGAATGCAGTGGAAGTATTTGCCTGCCAAACGTAGCCATTTACGCAGCAGGCTACCGGAAATCAAAACAATTGACGGCGAGGTAATTATGGGTCAGGAAGAAAAATATGAGCTTAAAAAGCTCATTGAAGAAGACACCATCGAAGAAATTGCAGCATTAACAACAGCTATAAAGAATATTAGGTATGCGCTAAATACGCTTATCTCCTCATGCGACAAAAATAGCAGGGAATTTTTGATACTTGGCGCAGCTCTAGGAATAGTTGATGCGGCAACGCTTCACCTAATTACTCATGACGATATTCTTATTGAGCCGTATGAAACATTACTGCTTGTCAGGCAAAAAATGGCTGATGCCGAAGCAAATGGAGACCTTCAACTTTACATCGACTTAAGGAAAGTATTAAGGCGAATGGTCAGAACTGAAGGAGATATCCCCATGACAAAATAAGGGGGTGAGAGGATTTTACTATTTTTCTCGCTGTAGGGGTACACGAGAACCACCGAGCCTGATGTGGTTAAAAGACAGGCACAATCTTTACTACCGCAAGCCACGCAGTGAAATGGGTGTGACTTGTGTTGGTCGCCAGAAAATGAAATTAGGCAGCAAACCACTTATTTGAGAGGAATTAATATGTCATCAATCCGCTTAACTACGAGAATGAAAGAGGAAATCGCTCGTAACGCTTTAATTAAGTCTGGGGTTTTCACTGAACTTGAAGAAGTAACAAAGTTAAAGAACCAGCTTGCACTTGACGCCAGAGTTATTGCGTTTGGCGGTAAAAAGAAAACTGAGGAAGTGGATCAGTTATCATCCAAGTTGGTAGCTATAAGTGAAGAACTTGAAAAGATGGGATGTTCATTTTACTCATACGATGTTCTTTCTACTTCAATTTATCTGACTGTATCTGGCAGAAGGGTTGGATGGCATTCATATGGGAAAGACGGCAACGGCGAAGATATATTGCTCCCTACTCCAACCAAAGATAAATGCATGTTTGACGCAGAACACGAAATAACAAAAAGGTTTGATGAAATCTGCGCATTGCAACAAAACCTTGAAGCCTTGAAAAAGGATATCGAATCAAATGTATGGGCTGCTTTGAACTCAGTAACAACAGTTAAGCGACTTATTGAAGTTTGGCCTGAAAGCAAAGAATTGCTACCAAAAGAAGCAGATAAAGCAAGTACAGCACTTCCTGCTTTACGGGTAGAAGATTTGAATAAGATGATTGGACTTCCTTCCGAGGCCGCATAGCCGGCCTTTATTTTTGGCACTAACAACAGAATAAACACTGCACTGTGTATTCATTCCAACGAGTGAATACACGGAGCAATGTCGCTCGTAACTAAACAGGAGCCGACTTGTTCTGATTATTGGAAATCTTCTTTGCCCTCCAGTGTGAGGGCTTTTTTATATGCATACCAATAACGCTTCACGAGAGGCGTTTTCGTTATGCAATCAAATATAAGGAGTTACCCATGATGCACTTTCAGCTCGCGGGTAGCGGCGTCATGTCCGCTTTCTACCCGCTCGAATCTGAATTATCACGCCGAGTTAAACAATTAATCAGAGCAGCAAAGAAACAACTGGAGGCGTTATGCGCAATGAAATAACCATCAATCACCAGATGCTTCGTGCAGCACAAAACAAAGCAGTAATAGCCAGATTTATTGGTGATTCCAAAATGTGGCTTGAAGCAAATAAAGCGATGAAATCAGCTATCAACATTCCGTGGTATCGCAGGAAATGAGTTTTACAGATAACTGGTCAGACGAAGAATTCATTCGTCAGATGAAAGAATTAATCGGTAACGAAGGAGATATGCATGTCACTTGCAACCACAGTGAAGGAAAGCAAGTTACAGAGGCGCTTGTACACGCAGCAGGCGTTAATGTATCGCCAGAAGGGAGATCGTGAAGGTGTTCGCGTCTTTTTAAATGCGGCAAAGACCGAAGTATTAAATCAGCGTTATTTCCTTGGTCCATGTCCATTCTGAGGTGAATTATGGATTTGAATAAATTCGATGAGCCATTCAGCCCTGAAGATATCGAATGGCGAATACAGCAAAGCGGTAAAACACGCGATGGCAAGGTGTGGGCTATGGTGCTGGCTTATGTCACGAACAGGGCAATCATGAAACGCCTGGACGATGTTTGCGGCAAAGCAGGATGGCGCAATGAATACCGCGATATTCCCAACAACGGAGGCGTTGAATGCGGCATATCAATCAGGATTGATTCCGAATGGGTAACCAAATGGGATGCTGCTGAAAACACGCAGGTAGAAGCCGTCAAAGGTGGTCGTTCCGGCGCAATGAAGCGCGCTGCCGTTCAGTGGGGAATCGGTCGGTATCTGTATAACCTTGAGGAAGGTTTCGCACAAACATCTCTCGATAAAAAGCAGGGATGGCACAGGGCAAAACTGAAAGATGGAACAGGATTTTACTGGTCCCCTCCATCGCTGCCGGGATGGGCAATGCCAGCATCTGGCAATCAACCATCACCAGAAAATACCAACCAGAAATCTCCATCGGTTGACTGCGAACAAATCCTGAAAGACTTCAGCGATTATGCATCGACAGAAACTGACAAGAAAAAACTCATAGAACGTTATCAGCATGACTGGCAATTAATGGCTGGCAATGAGGATGCGCAGGCTAAATGCGTTCAGGTAATGAACATCAGAGTTAACGAACTAAAACAGGCGGCATAAATGGCAAGCAGAGGCGTAAATAAGGTGATCATTATTGGTCGGGTAGGACAAGACCCGGAAGTTCGATACTCACCATCAGGAACAGCGTTCGCTAACCTGACAATAGCCACGTCAGAACAATGGCGAGATAAAAATACTGGCGAGCAAAAGGAATTGACTGAATGGCATCGTGTTGCTGTATCCGGGAAACTGGCTGAGGTCGTGGGGCAGTATGTGAAAAAAGGTGATCAGATTTATTTCGAGGGAATGCTGAGAACCAGAAAGTGGAAAGACCAGTCAGGACAAGACCGTTACACAACCGAGGTTCATGTCGGAATTAATGGCGTGATGCAAATGCTTGGCGGCATTGGCGACAGCAAACAACAAGCAGCCAGCAGGCAATCACAGAAGCCACAGCAGCAATCATCACCAGCACAACACAACGAACCTCCGATGGATTTTGACGACGATATACCCTTTGCACCAGTAACTCTCCCCTTCCCTCGTCACGCTATTCACGCAATTTAATCAGGAGAAAATCATGCCAGCGCCTCTGTATGGTGCGGATGACGCGCGCCGCTGTTCCGGCAATTCCGTATCGGAGGTGCTGGATAAATTCAGGAAAAACTACAACCGGATAATGTCGCTACCGCAGGAAACGAAAGAGGAAAAGGAATTTCGCCATTGTATATGGCTTGCAGAGAAAGAAGAACGCGAGCGAATTTACCAGACATCAATCCGACCGTTCCGCAAAGCAACATATACCCACTTCCCTGAATATATCGACCCGCGCCTGCGTAATTACCGCTCACGCTATGGCGCTATCAGTAATGACTGAGGAATTAACAATGAAAACAATGAGGCTAAACATCGACCTCGGAAAATACGTTATTACCGGAACCAAACACGATCTGATTCTTAGCGAAAGAGGAATTATCAAAGAAGGCGAGAATGCAGGGAAAGAAACACTAAGTCGTATCGGTTATTACAGCAAGTTTGAGCATCTGGTTAAAGAATTATGCAACCGTGAAATCCTGTTATCTCAGGCGCAGACGCTACAGGATATTCAGCAGCATATCGAGACTTTAGGTGTGTCACTTAGCATGGCTGTTGACCAGTTCATGGAGAGTAAATCATGAGAGGACTTGCATACAATCCCAGCATTCTTCCGGCAGAAATGATTATTCGCCAACGCGTAAAGCCAATGCCATCGAGAGAGGAATTGCTTAAGAGAAAGAGTTTCGGTTCTGTTAATGACAACAAATATCTGAATGCGATGTGGCGGAGTGGGAAGAAATGAAACAAATGTCACTAATTGAGATGGATGGATTTCTGAAAGGTAAATGCATCCCCCGAGATTTAAAGGTTAACGAAACAAACGCTGAATATCTTGTCCGTAAGTTCGGTGAACTTGAATCAAAACTGGAAACGGCGTTGCGGGAGTGTCGTTCTGCTGGAATCACGATTGATAACCTTGAGGCTAAATGCGCGAAGATGGCTGCTGAAAATGCCTCGCTTAAGCAATCAGAGAAGGAATTTAATGACTTTTGTCGTGAGGAGTTTAGCGAATGGGAAGATGATGTTACTGAAATCCCAGCCACCGACGCTTTCCTGGCTGAGGTGCGGGCGCAGGGAGTAGAGATGATGCGCGAACATCCATCAATCAAACTTTGCTCTTTGACGCACATATGTGATGAGTTAGCCGACCAGCTTCGCAAAGGAGGCAACCAGTGAGCAAGATTGATTATCAGGCACTGCGTGAGTTAGCAAAACAGGCAACACAGGGTGAATGGGTCGCATTTATTTCGCCGGGCAAATACGGCACGTACGCCGTGCACACACCAGGAGATAATCATCACGGAGATATTGTCGACTGGCCTGGATTCGACGAACAGAAAAACGCAGAGAACAACGCTCGTTATATCGCAGCTTTCAACCCTGAAGTAGTGCAGGCGCTGTTGGATGAACGAGAAGCCCAAAGCAAACGCATTGCAGAACTGGAAGCGCGGGAAATACTGCTCCCGGAACGTAGCAGCATGCTTCATCGAACAGATTTTCACGATGATTACCAAACGGTAATGGCATACAAAGTTTCTGAAGTCATCGATGCAATCCGCGCTACTGGCATTCGCATCAAAGGAGAGTGATATGGATAAAAACACCACTGCTTACTGGAATCTGTCACTTGATACCGAATGCCCAAAATGCGGTCACAATTTCGATCTGCTTTGTGATGCTGATTTCTGGGAGTTTTCTGGAGCTAAACAGGCATGTGAAGAAATAAAAGGTTACGAAACATGCTGTCCAGAATGTAACCATGAATTTAAAACAGATTTCGTGTATTGAGGCATAACAAATGACCACTATTACCAGAGAACAGGCACAGAAAATTATTGAAGCAGCCGATGAGGTTATTAGTGCGCTGGCCGGAACTAATGAGGATGTTAACCCTGATAGCAATGACATGCTACGTCTGTGGGATGACCTGAATGACCGTCACGCGCCCCCTGAAGTTGTGCGTGAGCTGGCACGAATTGCACTGGCATCACTGGGAGCAGAACCAGTTGCTTATATTTTCAAACATCCGGCCGGAAAATTATTCTGGGCTTTAACGGATGAAAGCAATAAAGAGCAAGCGGACGTTATTCCTGTTTATGCTGCCGCGCCTGCGTCGGTTGTGCCGGATAATGCATCAGAGCCTCTTGCTTATGCTTACAAAGAGCTTACGCCTGAGATTATGCGCAACCATTTAGCTGTATTCGAGCGATATGGAATAGCCCCAAACGATAGCTCTACCACAATTCAGGCACTGCGAATCGCGCTGGATGGCATAGAGCGGAGCGACGCCATGCTTCATGGTGCCGAACCTGTAAGCCAAACTTACAAGTTGAACAAGCTGTCGGGCAACTCTCCGGTAACTCAGGATGGTTGGATAAGCTGTAGTGAGCGAATGCCTGAAATTAGACAAACAGTTATTGGATGGAATGGATATGCAGTTAGACAATGCGTATATACAAGGAATGGATATGCCAAGACACAGAAAGGCAGAGAGCCAAGGTTTGAAACCTTAACTGGTATATGGCATGGAGTAACCCACTGGATGCCACTACCAGAACCGCCGCAGGAGGTTAACCGTGGCTAACCTGCAACTTGCCGTAAAAGGTGAATACTTCGATGCCATGATTCGCGGAGAGAAAACGGAAGAGTATCGCCTGTGTAATGACTACTGGAATAAGCGAATTATGTTCCGGGAGTATTACCGCCTGATTATCACAAAGGGATATCCGAAGCGCGACGATTCCAGCCGTAGAATTGATGTTCCGTATGATGGATATGAAATCAAGACAATCACGCATCCCCACTTCGGCGATAAACCGGTAAAGGTGTTCGCGATAAAGGTGAATATCGGCAATGAATAACAATCCTCGCATTCGCGGGGATTTCTTTTATCTGAACTCGCTACGGCGAGTTTTGTTTTATGGAGATGATAAATGCACTTCCGAGTCACAGGTGAATGGAATGGAGAACCATTCAACAGAGTTATCGAAGCAGAGAACATCAACGACTGCTATGACCACTGGATGCTGTGGGCGCAGATAGCACATGCAGACGTAACCAATATTCGAATTGAAGAACTGAAAGAACACCAAACCGCCTGATGGCGGTTTTTTCTTGCGTGTAATTGCGGAGACTTTGCGATGTACTTGACACTTCAGGAGTGGAACGCACGCCAGCGACGCCCAAGAAGCCTTGAAACAGTTCGTCGATGGGTGCGCGAATGCAGGATATTCCCTCCTCCGGTTAAGGATGGAAGAGAGTATCTGTTCCACGAATCAGCGGTAAAGGTTGACTTAAATCGACCAGTAACAGGTAGCCTTTTGAAGAGGATCAAAAATGGGAAGAAGGCGAAGTCATGAGCGCCGGGATTTACCCCCTAACCTTTATATAAGAAACAATGGATATTACTGCTACAGGGACCCAAGGACGGGTAAAGAGTTTGGATTAGGCCGAGACAGGAGGATAGCAATCACTGAAGCAATACAGGCCAACATTGAGTTATTTTCAGGACACAAACACAAGCCTCTGACAGCGAGAATCAACAGTGATAATTCTGTTACGTTACATTCATGGCTTGATCGCTACGAAAAAATCCTCGCCAGCAGAGGAATCAAGCAGAAGACACTTATAAATTACATGAGCAAAATTAAAGCAATAAGGAGGGGTCTGCCTGATGCTCCACTTGAAGACATCACCACAAAAGAAATTGCGGCAATGCTCAATGGATACATAGACGAGGGCAAGGCGGCGTCAGCCAAGTTAATCAGATCAACACTGAGCGATGCATTCCGAGAGGCAATAGCTGAAGGACATATAACAATAAACCCGGTCGCTGCCACTCGCGCAGCAAAATCAGAGGTAAGGAGATCAAGACTTACGGCTGACGAATACCTGAAAATTTATCAAGCAGCAGAATCATCACCATGTTGGCTTAGACTTGCAATGGAACTGGCTGTTGTTACCGGGCAGCGTGTTGGTGATTTATGCGAAATGAAGTGGTCTGATATCGTAGATGGATATCTTTATGTCGAGCAAAGCAAAACAGGCGTAAAAATTGCCATCCCAACAACATTGCATGTTGATGCTCTCGGGATATCAATGAAGGAAACACTTGATAAATGCAAAGAGATTCTTGGCGGAGAAACCATAATTGCATCTACTCGTCGTGAACCGCTTTCATCCGGCACAGTATCAAGGTATTTTATGCGCGCACGAAAAGCATCAGGTCTTTCCTTCGAAGGGGATCCGCCTACCTTTCACGAGTTGCGCAGTTTGTCTGCAAGACTCTATGAGAAGCAGATAAGCGATAAGTTTGCTCAACATCTTCTCGGGCATAAGTCGGACACCATGGCATCACAGTATCGTGATGACAGAGGCAGGGAGTGGGACAAAATTGAAATCAAATAATGATTTTATTTTGACTGATAGTGACCTGTTCGTTGCAACAAATTGATAAGCAATGCTTTTTTATAATGCCTACTTAGTATAAAAAAGCAGGCTTCAACGGATTCATTTTTCTATTTCATAGCCCGGAGCAACCTGTGAACACATTTTCAGTTTCCCGTCTGGCGCTGGCATTGGCTTTTGGCGTGACGCTGACCGCCTGTAGCTCAACACCGCCCGATCAACGTCCTTCTGATCAAACCGCGCCTGGTACCTCTTCGCGCCCGATTCTGTCGGCAAAAGAAGCGCAGAATTTCGATGCTCAACACTATTTTGCATCCCTGACACCAGGTGCGGCAGCGTGGAATCCTTCCCCGATTACCCTGCCTGCGCAACCTGACTTTGTTGTCGGCCCGGCGGGTACTCAAGGTGTAACGCATACCACGATTCAGGCGGCGGTAGATGCGGCAATTATCAAGCGTACCAACAAGCGCCAGTATATTGCCGTGATGCCTGGTGAGTATCAGGGAACGGTGTATGTCCCTGCCGCTCCGGGTGGAATTACTCTGTACGGTACGGGTGAAAAACCGATTGATGTGAAGATTGGGCTTTCCCTTGATGGTGGCATGAGCCCTGCCGACTGGCGTCACGACGTCAACCCGCGCGGCAAATATATGCCAGGTAAACCGGCGTGGTATATGTACGATAGCTGCCAGAGTAAACGCAGCGACAGTATCGGTGTTCTCTGCTCTGCGGTCTTCTGGTCACAAAACAATGGCCTGCAACTGCAAAACCTGACCATCGAAAACACGCTGGGCGATAGCGTAGATGCGGGTAACCATCCGGCGGTGGCACTGCGTACTGATGGCGACAAAGTGCAGATCAATAACGTCAACATTCTCGGTCGTCAGAACACCTTCTTTGTCACCAACAGCGGTGTGCAGAACCGTCTGGAAACGAATCGTCAGCCACGTACGCTGGTGACCAACAGCTATATTGAAGGGGATGTGGATATCGTTTCTGGTCGCGGCGCAGTGGTGTTCGATAACACCGAATTCCGCGTGGTGAACTCCCGTACCCAGCAAGAAGCGTATGTGTTTGCACCGGCTACGCTGTCCAACATTTACTACGGTTTCCTCGCCGTAAACAGCCGTTTCAATGCTTCCGGTGATGGCGTGGCGCAACTGGGCCGCTCGCTGGATGTTGATGCCAATACCAACGGTCAGGTAGTGATCCGTGATAGCGCCATCAACGAAGGTTTTAACACAGCCAAACCGTGGGCTGATGCGGTGATCTCTAATCGTCCATTTGCGGGTAACACCGGCAGCGTTGATGATAACGACGAAGTACAGCGCAATCTGAATGACACTAACTACAACCGCATGTGGGAATACAATAACCGCGGCGTGGGTAGCAAAGTGGTTGCAGAGGCGAAGAAGTAG